AGGGGGAGATACACTATACCCCTATATTTATAATATATAAAAAAAGTAAATATATAAAGTACCATGTAATTATCTAGTTATAGGAAAATTTACAAAAATCATACAATGTCAGTAACACTAACACCAACACTAAGTCTATCAAGCACAACTACAACAGGAGACCCGTTGAGCTTTTCTGTAACTAAAGCTTTAACATTAGGAGTTAACGACGTTAGACTAAGCAAGAAGTATGTTGTTAACGATCATAGCGGTAGTGACGCGCCTAAAATATTCAACCATTCAACTATGGGCAAAAGCTACGTGTATGTAAAAAATACACATGGCACTAGAACAGTACATTTAGGAGCAACGGTTACTACGCAAGCAGCTGCAGCAGAAATGATATTAGCGCCAGGAGAGTTTGCTTTCTTTCCTTGGGCAGGAGTAAGAGATCTATTTGCCATAGCAGATGCAGATGGCGGCGAAGTAGAAGTAATGATTTTTGAAGCATAATAAAATATAAACAATGGCAACACTAAAACCAACATTATCACTATCAAGCACTGATGCTCACTCAGATCCACTTAGCATGGCTGTTACCGCATCGTCAATAGTAAGTGCACCATCAACTGGTATATCAGTTATCTCAACAGATGATAACCCATTAGGAGCAGGAGCTGGCGTACTAGTAGAAGAAGATCCGTTAGTTGATACTTATGTTTATATAAAACATACTGGTAAAAAGAATACAGCTCCACTAACTGATGCAGCAGCTGGTGACAAAGTAATAGTAACCAACGTTGACGGAACGGCAACTGGTATTAAATTAACACTTCACCCTGGAGAGTTTGCATACTTTTGTTTAGCAGCAGGTACAGGTGGTAGTGGTATCGCAGGCACACAAGGTGGGCTTAAAATAGCAAAAGTATCTGGTAATGACGTTATGGTTGAATACGGATGCTGGCGTAAAACATAATAAGGAAAATCCTTATACCTAATTAATTAAAACCAAATAACATGACATACATATACTATAAAAGTAGTACATATACTACAGAACCTAAAATTTCAGAAAAACAATTAGATGAGTGGAAACACTTAGCTGAAAAGAAAAACTGGAGAATAACACAACTACCTAACGGTTATTATCAAACAGAGGTTAATAAACCCGAAGATAAAGACCAATGGGTTGACATAACAAGAAGAGAAACAATGGAAGGTGCTGAAGCTGCTATTGATGGAAGTGTTGATCACTTTACTAAAAAGCTAGAATATATTAAAGGACCTAAAGTTGTAAAAACTTTTAACTAAACAATATGGCATTTAAATTAGGAAGCAGCAATAAAAAACCAATACACTTAGGTGGGATTAAGGTTGTACCAACACCTTTAGAAAAAGGCACTGTAGCTGAAGCTAGAAATGACGGTACTATTGCTGTTGATCCTAAAGTAAAACCAGGTAGCAAACTTATGCGCAGAGTAATTAAGCACGAAATGAAGCATATGAAAGATATGGCTGAAGGCCGCGCTGATTACGGAGACAACTGGTTAATGTGGGAAGATAAAATATATATTAGAAAAAACGGTAACATTGAAGGACCTAATGGCAAATGGCCTGAAGGAGATGCTCATCATCCGTGGGAAGCAGAAGCAATAGCTGCAGAAAAACAATAACAAATAAATAAAAGAACATGGCTTTTAAAATGAACAGAAATAAGTTCTCTTTTGGTGAGGGAACTGGAAGTGCTAAACCTATGAATTATGGTGGCGCAAAAAATATGAATCACGACAGTGCAAAGAACATGAGCTACGGTGGAGCAAAGAATATGAATTACAGCCCAAACGATAAAAGCCATCACGGCAGCGCAAAAGACATGTCAACTGAACCACTAAAATTTAGAAGTTATGTAGCTAGAAAGCTTGTTGAAGGTAGTGTTAAAGCTTCAAAAAGTATTAAAAATCTTTATAACAAAGCAGCAAAACAATTTAGTAAAACTAAACCTAAAACTAATACTAAGGCTAATACTAAGACTAGTACTAAAACCACTACTAATAAAAACGATGTTACTAAATTTGAACAAAAACTACCAGCAAATAACAAAAATAATCCTAATTTTACTAATCCAAAAGGCGGGCCAAAAACTGGTAATAAAAATATTAAACTAGACGCTAAAAATATAAAAAAGCCTACTAAGTCAAAAAGTACTGTATCAAAAACAATAAACACAATTGGTAACCTATCACTTGTTGGAGCTGGTGTAAATGAAGGAATTAAATTGTTTAAAAATAAATCTAAAGACACAGTAGAAGATACTACTAAAACTAACGGATCAGGCGGTGGTAAAGGCGGCGGTAAAGGCGGTAGTAAAGGCGGTGGTAAAAATGATAAAAAAACTACTACTACTACTACCACTGATACTAAACCAGGTAAAGTAACTACATCTAAAATAACTAGAGGTAGAGATACCGTAACTAAAAGAAAAGAAGAGGGTGTTAGCGAAAGTGTTAGATTAGATAGAAAAAGAAAAATAGGTGGTGATAAACAAATAGATCAGACTATAAATCTTCAAACTGGAAAGTCTAAAGAAAGAAAAACTAAAACAAACAAAGCTAAAGAAAGGTTCTACGATGAAAAGGGAACAATGACTAGAAAGACTAAAGATAAAAGAGGTAAACAAAAAATTACTACCTATGAAGATGGTAAGATTACTAAAACTAAAGTTAATAAAAGAACTGGTAAAGTTAAAGTTAAAACTAGAAGACGAGGCCAGATCTTTGCTAAAAAATCATAAACATGGCATTTAAAATGAAAGCAGGGTCAGACGGCCCAATGAGAAAAAACTTCCCGCACGTATTTAAAAAAGATCACGGTGGTGCTAAGAACATGAACTACAGCGCTAAGAAAATGAATTACAGCGCTAAGAAAAAAATAGATGAGTTCGGGGAGTATATAGACGATGCTGGCTCTCCTGTTCAAGACCCAGCTAACGCTCCTTCTCCTAGAAATAAATCTAAGTTAAGACAAAAAATAGATGCTGGTAGAGTTAGAAGAAAAACTAGAAAAGCTCAAAAGCTAAAAGACAAAGCTGCTAACCTTAGAGAAAATGCTGCTAATGATCCAAGAAGTAGAAAAAGAGCTGATAGATTAGAAAGAAGAGCTACTAATAAAGAGAAAAGAGCTAATTTAAAACAATCACAAGCTAAAAATATAACTGAAGGAAAAGATAAAATGGCTAACGTTACTGATGACAGAACTACAATGCAAGCTTTAAGAGGTGGTAAGAACGTAACATTTGGTGATGAAGGTAGAAAAGGTGATAAGGTCAAGACAGACGCTGTAATAGGTGATGTTGCTCCTGAAAACAAAGCTCCAAAAGAAGAGCCTAAAAAATCTGTAGTTAACGATGAAATGTCATTTAGTGAAGCTTATAGAGCTCAAAGAAACGCTAATAAGAAAGCTGGTATAGCTCATTACGGAGATAAAGCTGGAAACTTTACTTGGAGAGGTAAGACATACAACACTGAGTCAAGATCAGAAAAAGCCAAAAGAACAGGAAAGTAGTAGAGCTTTAAATCTACACAAGTTAAATTAAATTAAATTAAATACATTATGGAATACAATTTACCAAGTGAGTTGGTAAAAAACTTAGACTTCGGTGATGACGCTAAGAAAAGAGTTATTGCCGGAGTTAACAAGTTAGCCCAAGCCGTTAAATCTACATTAGGTGCTTCAGGTAAGTGCGTTGTATATGAAGATGGTCGTGGCAAGCCGGTCATAACAAAAGACGGTGTAACCGTTGCGGAAAGCGTAGTCTTATATGATCCGGTCGAGAACATGGGCGCAACTCTAATTAAAGAAGCTGCTAGAAATACAGTTAACGAAGCTGGTGACGGCACAACAACTGCTACAGTGCTAGCTGAAGCAATAATCAAACAAATAGACGCTGCGACCGCAGAAGGTCTAACAATCAGAGAAATAAAAGATGGGGTTAACAAAACGCTAGAAGATGTTATTGCTTATTTAAATAATAAAGCAATAGATGTTGAAGGTAGTATGTTAGAGTCTGTTAGTGCTATATCATGCAACAACGATAAAGAGCTAGGTGCTATAATAGCAAAAGCTTATTTTACAGTTGGAAAAAGCGGCGTAGTATTAATGGAAGAAAGCGAATCAGATGAAACGTATGTTGACATCGTAGATGGCGTTAAAGTAGAGTGTGGGCTTACGTCTCCTCACTTTGTTACTAATACGGAAAAACATACATGTGAACTAGATAATCCGTATGTTTTTATTTGTTCTTCTGAAATACCCAATGTACGTAAGGTACAAAGTATACTTGAGTACGTTATTAAGAACAACCGATCTTTACTCATAGTAGCTCCAGTAGCACAGCAAGTAAAGTCGGCGCTAATGATGAATAAAGTTAAAGGTAATATTAAGGTAAACATTATTGATTTACCAGGCTTTGGTCCTACTAAAAAAGATACTACAGACGATCTAGCTATATTAACTGGAGCTACAGTTATGAATGAAGAACTTGGCGATGATTTAGATTTAATGAAGCCTGAGTATTTAGGTGAAGCTGAGTTTGCCGTAACAGATGACAAGCACACGGTGCTAACACTTGAAGGTATGACTGAAGGTATTGAAGGTAGAATAGATGAGCTAAATAAACATCTGCTTGAAGAAAAAAATGATTTTATTAAAAAGAAACTAGAAGCTAGATTAGCCATGTTATCAGGTAGTGTAGGTATAGTTAAAGTTGGAGCAAACTCTAAGGTTGAGCTTAAAGAAAAGAAAGACAGAGTTGAAGATGCTATATATGCTACTAAGGCAGCATTGCAAGAAGGTATTGTGCCCGGTGGTGGCGTAGCTCTATTAAACGCTAGTCAAGAAATAGAAACTAAAAGATGTGGTAAAGTATTACTTAACGCGCTATCGTCACCATTTAAAACTATACTTGACAACGCTGGTTTAGAACAAGTAGCGCCAAGACCTATTAAAGGTATAGGTGTAGATGTAGTAACTAGCAAAGAAGTTAATATGGTTGAGTCTGGCATTATTGATCCAGTACTTGTGACTAAGTCTGCACTTAAAAACGCTGTAAGTGTAGCACTAACTATTATGTCAGCGGATTGTGTAATATCAAATGTACGTATACCAAATGCAAGCAGTTAACGATTATGTAATAGTTGATATAATAAAAGAAGGGCCAAAGAAAGTTGGTGGTCTTATATTAACTGAACAAACAGATGAAACGAACAGGTACAAAAAAGCTAATGTTATTTCTACAGGTAATGACGTCCCTGTTGTTAATAAAGGCGATGTTGTATACTACGATGCAGTTGCTGGACACGATATAGCTTACAACGACATTGTATATAGAGTTATACGCGCTAGAGATATAGTTATAGTAGAATAATTACTATTTATTAAAAACGTGTAATTACTATTAAAGTAGATTATACATAAACTATAAACCAAAACCTAAACCAAATAATCATAAATTAATTATAAACTTAAAAAAAACAAGATATGTTATTAGATAATGAAAAAATGTTAATTTTTAAAAATGCTGATGATGATACCGCTATGTTACCGCTTTCTAGGTTGAAAGAAATAAACGGTGGCACTGGATCAATAGTATTAACTTTTGATGCTGAAGCTGACGTAGATGTAATCACGTTAGCTTGTGGGGCAGATGAATTTGAAGCTTGTAAAAAACTTATAAGATTCATAAACTCAACTAGAATAGTTAACAATAGTGGTGCTTTAGTTATAGCAGATGATATAGCTGGGGTATACTGTGATCCTGAATTTACAGGTGTAACAATAGCTTAATTACTAACTTTTAAAAATATAACAAAATGAACAAATTTTTATTTTTCCAAAACGCAGATAACGACTGTAATGTTTACCCCTTAACTAAACTAAAATCAGTTGAAGGCGAAGACGATGCTTTAAAATTTACCTTTGACGTTGCAGGAGGCGTTGACACTATTTCTGTACTTTTAGAAGACGACTCTGATGAATTAGTAGCAATGAGAGAAGTTGCTGAAGCAATTAACGCTCATCCGCACGGCGATGGTGTTATAGTAGTAGGAGACGATGCTAACACTAAGTTTGCTATGACTGCTTTTAAAAAAGACGGTAACGCTGTTGGTGCAGCAGGGTAATAGATGCGATTAACTAGTCACGATTTACGTGATTTACAAATCCTTAAGTATTACAGGCTCGTTAGAAAATGGGCCTGTAAAACTTACGGGTTAACAGACGCTGATCTTGAATTACTAATTTACTTAGATTGCAAGGGGCGTTTTACAAGAAATGAATTTATCGACGGTACCTATACAATGAGTTGGGATAAAAACCGTTGGGAAAAATTAAGGAGGAATGGTTGGATAGAAACGTGGAGACACAGAAATAGAACAACCATCAAATACTCAGTATTCAAAACCTCCTTTAAGTGCTCACACTTGATAAGTAGAATATATCGTATACTTTTAGGGGAAGAGGATATACCTACTTCAGAATCAAATGTGTTTTTTAATAACAAATCATACACCGATAAGGTAATGAATAAGTCTATCGATGATATGATAAAAGATAATAAACGATGATAGGAAAATTTATAGGTGGCTTATTCGGCAAAGTAGTAGAAAATGCAGAAGGAATACTTGATAAAGTTATTACAACAGACAAAGAAAGAGATGAAGCGAAACTCGCTCTTAGACGGCTATTACTTGACGCCGAAACAGAAGCTTTTAAACAAGAGGTCGAGGATAGAAAAAGCGCTCGTGATATGTACAAAGACGATGCGCTCATTCAAAAAATCCTTGCGACATTATTTACAGCAGCATACTTTGGATTAAGTTTCATGATGTTTAAGTTTTTCGTAATGAGAGATCTTGAACTAGGTGAGTTTGAAATAAGTTTTATTTCTACTATATTTGGAGCCATGAGTGCTAAAGTTAATACGGTAGTCGATTTTTTCTTCGGCGGATCGTCAAAGAAAAATGAACAAACAAATAAAAAATAAATAAAATGAGAAAATTTTTTAATGTAAAAGTTAAACCTAGAATAGTATACAATATTAACGATTTTGCCGCTGATGATGTATTATTTGATTTTACACCTTTTGATGTTCCAAAGGGTGCTGTTGAATTAGTTAGCGGGCAAATGATGGTTAGAGTAAAATCTAATTTAAGTCAGAATGTAGGAGTTAATGATACTAATGAGTTAATATTCTGTAAAGATTTACCTGGAGGTGTTGCTCCTGGAAGTATAGGAACTCCACACGCTACGGCGGGTGGCACTGGATATTACCATAATCTATTAGGATCGATTCACATGTCGGGTGATCCGCTTGACGCGCTTGATTTCGTAGGTATAATATCAGCTGCAGGGGGCTTTAGTGGAGACGGTCTACCGTTAGTTTTACAAGGAGAGCCAGACTCTGGCACAAACGTAGGATACGATAGATTATACGTTGCTGGTATACATAAAGTGGGTAGCCAACCTCAAGCATATAACTTTTACTCAGGTATACTTGTAGACGGAGCTTTTAATGCTGACGGCTCAGTTTCATCTATAAATGTTGATAACGGAGCGGGAGCTAGCGCTGGAGCGGGATTAAAACTTGATAAAGGAGATGTTCTTGAAACATCAACAGGACAAGTGCTAGGTACTGTAAAGTCTATATCTATGACTAACACTGACGACACAATAACGTTTGAAGAACCAATAACATTAGATGGTGGACCTACTATAGCTGACAATACTATCCTTCATAATCCTCATCCAATTATGCTACAGTTTGGGTTTGAAATATAAAAAATATAAATTAAATAAAATTAAATACAATGGCAAAAAAAGAAAAAGTCGTTGACCTTAAACCAAAGGTTGACAAAATATCAAAAGAACATTTAGATAGTTTACAAAAAGTAGTTAATACTATAAATGGCATACAGTTTAATATAGGTAAAATAGAAACTCAAAAACATCATTTGTTACATAACCTTGATGAAGCTCAGAAAGGTATAAAGACGATGCAGGACATGCTAGTAAAAGAATATGGCACTTATGACGTTAACTTAGAGGACGGAACTATTAACTGGCCTAAAGATGAAAAGTAATATAATTAGAAAAATTACTATAGGTAAAGACTATAAAAATGATTCAATGCACTACGCCGTAGATCAAGAGGTTTACGGCGGGCATACAATTTGTGATATAATTGAAGAAGAAGACAAGTATTCTATTTATATTAGAAAAGACAAAGTAGTTATACCTTGGAAGGATTTTAATAAAAATATGGCCATATCAGTTGAGTACAACTTAGAATACTAATGAATGCTTATAAAGATTATATTATCGAGCCTGTTGGCGATAGGTATAATAACAGTGTACGAGTTAATGACAAAGAATTAATACTTAATACAGAAGTATTTAATCATCAGTATATAAATAGGTTAGCAAGAGTTATCGCTACTCCACTATTATTTCAGTCACCTTTAAAAGTAGGTGATGAAGTAATAGTACATCATAATATATTTAGAAGATGGCATGATGTTAAAGGTAGAGAAAGAAACAGTAGGTCTTACTGGAAAGAAAATAAATATATAGCATCAGAAGATCAAATATATTTATACAATAATAAAGCTATGCCTGGTTATAGTTTTGTTAAGCCTATAAAATCAAATAGTAAACTAGATACTAATATAGAGCAACCTTTAATTGGTATAGTAAAGTATACTGACGGTAAATTTAAAACTAACACATTGGTTGGGTTTACACCTAATAGCGAATACGAGTTTGTTATAAATGAAGAAAGATTATATAGGGTTATGAATAAGTTTATTACAATTAAATATGAATATCAAGGAAACGAAGAAGAATATAATCCAAGCTGGGCAAAAAGCAGTTGAAGAGCTAATTAAAGTTGCTAAAGAACCTATAGTTGACAGTGACGATGACATATCAGCTGATAGATTAAAAAACGCAGCTGCTACAAAAAAGCTAGCTATATTTGATGCTTTTGAAATACTTAACCGCATAAATGAAGAAAAAAATATGCTTGAAGGTAAAGTAGAAGAAAATAAAGAAGTTAAGTTTAAAGGTTTTGCAGAAGGTAGATCTAAATGAAATACGAACAAAGCTTATATAAAATAGTAGAACCAATAAGGTTAAATACTATTAAAAGATTAAACAAAGGTAAGAAGTGGAAGTATGGTTATAATAAAGAAAATGACGTAGTTGTTATATCTAAAACCGGTATAGTTGGTGATATTATAGAAATACAAGGTTTACAAATAGCCTTACCTAAACAGCCTAAAGAAGTATATAGCTGTAGTAAAGTAAAGTTAGAACAAAAGTGGAAACAGTTTCCAGCTAATGCAGCTTTTAAAAAAATTAAAACAGTATTTGATTGGCAGGTATATCCTGACGATTTTAAAGAAGAGCATTATAGTTATATAGACGAAGAGTTTAAAAGAAGAGAAGAAGGTTTTTGGTTTATGAATAATGGTAAGCCAACTTATATAACAGGAACACACTATATGTATTTACAATGGAGTAAAATAGATGTAGGTGCACCAGATTATAGAGAAGCTAATAGATTATTCTTTATATTCTGGGAAGCTTGTAAAGCAGATAATAGAAGTTATGGAATGTGTTATTTAAAAAATAGACGTTCTGGTTTTTCTTTTATGAGTTCAGCTGAAACTGTTAATTTAGCTACATTAGCTAGTGATAGTAGATTTGGTATATTATCTAAAACTGGTGCTGATGCAAAGAAAATGTTTACGGACAAAGTAGTACCTATTAGTTTAAATTATCCTTTCTTCTTCAAGCCAATACAGGACGGTATGGACCGACCAAAGTCCGAACTTGCTTACAGGGTGCCAGCAAAAAAGTTTACTCGTAAAAAAATACGTGAACGTGAAGAAATGGATGACGTTGAAGGTCTTGACACAACGATAGACTGGAAGAATACAGGTGATAATAGTTATGATGGTGAAAAGTTAAACTTACTAGTTCATGATGAAAGTGGTAAGTGGGAAAGGCCTGATAATATAAAGAATAACTGGAGAGTTACAAAAACTTGTTTGCGATTAGGTAGTAGAGTTGTTGGTAAGTGTATGATGGGTAGTACTAGTAATTCACTAGAAAAAGGTGGTGATAATTTTAAAGATTTATATAATAACTCTGATGTGACAAAGCGTAACCGTAACGGCCAAACAAAATCAGGTTTGTATTCTTTATTTATACCAATGGAATGGAACTATGAAGGATTTATAGATGAGTATGGTCAACCTGTATTTAACACGCCTGATAAACCTTCTATTGATCCACAAGGTGTTGAAATAGATTTTGGCGTAATAGACCATTGGGAAAATGAGGCTGAGGGCTTAAAAGATGATCAAGATGCTTTAAACGAATTTTATCGCCAATTTCCTAGAACTGAAGAGCACGCATTTAGAGATGAAACTAGAAACAGTTTATTTAACCTTATAAAAATATACGAACAGATAGATTATAATGAAGGTAACAAAAACTCTTCAGTGTTAACGACTGGTAATTTTCAATGGGCCAATGGCAAGAAAGATACATTGGTTACTTTTAATCCAGATCCAAACGGTAGGTTTAAAATTAGTTGGGTACCAAATATAAAATTACAAAATAACGTTATATTAAAAAATGGCGTACGATATCCAGGTAACGAGCACATGGGAGCGTTTGGTTGTGACTCATATGATATATCTGGAACGGTAGATAAAAGAGGATCTAAAGGTGCTTTGCACGGATTAACTAAGTTTTCAATGGAAGACGCTCCAGCAAATACTTTTTTTCTTGAATATATAGCAAGGCCACAAACAGCTGAAATATTTTTTGAAGACGTTTTAATGGCATTAGTATTTTATGGTATGCCAATATTAGCAGAGAATAATAAGCCAAGGTTATTATATTATTTAAGACGTAGAGGTTATAGAGCTTTTAGTATGAACAGGCCAGATAAAATATGGAACAAACTATCAACAACTGAAAAAGAAGTAGGTGGTATGCCAAACTCAAGTGAAGATATAAAGCAAGCTCACGCGGCTGCTATTGAAATGTACATCAATGACCATGTTGGTTTATTGCAAGACGGTACTTATGGCAATATGTATTTTAACGAAACTTTAAACGATTGGTCAAAGTTTAACATAAACAGAAGAACAAAGCATGATGCTTCTATAAGTACTGGGCTAGCCATAATGGCTTGCAACAGACATTTATACAGACCAAACCCAGAAACTAAAAAACAAAAACTAAACCTTAGTATATCAAAGTATAATAATAGAGGATTTTCATCTAAGATAATTAAAAATAAAATATGAGATCAGAACATTCTATACATTTTCCATCGCAAGCAGTTAGTGACTTAGAAAAGTTAAGTGAAGATTATGGTTTAAAAGTAGCTAGAGCAATAAAACATGAGTGGTTTTCTGGAGTAACTTCAAAATATAATACGCAGAAAAATAACTTTCACACTCTTAGATTATACTCTAGAGGTGAACAACCTGTGCAAAAATACAAAGACGAATTATCTATTAATGGTGATCTGTCTTATTTAAATTTAGACTGGAAGCCTGTGCCTATAGTGCCAAAGTTTGTAGATATTGTTGTTAATGGTATGGCTGAAAGAAATTATCAAATAAATTGTTTTTCGCAAGACGAGTATGGTGTTAGTAAACGTACTGAGTATATGGAGTCTATGCTAAGAGATATAAGAGCTAAAGAGTTTGATGCTATAGTTCAACAGCAGTATGATATAGATATGAAAGAAAATAATGCTGAAGAACTTCCTGACACAGAAGAAGAATTAAAACTTCATATGCAGTTAAATTATAAACAAGGCGTTGAGCTAGCAGAAGAGCAAGCACTAAATGTTTTATTTGAAAATAGTAATTACGATTTAGTTAGAAGAAGATGTTTATATGATTTAGCTACATTAGGTATTGGTGCAACAAAAACTTCATTTAACTTTAGCAATGGAGCTAGCGCTGAGTATGTAGATCCAGCTGACTTAGTTTATTCTCATACAGAATCTCCATATTTTGAAGATATTTATTATGTTGGAGAAGTAAAAGAAATACCTATAAATGAACTTGTAAAACAATTCCCTAATTTATCTGAAGAAGATATAAAGAAAATAGCAGATAAATATACTAGACCTATAGATTACGTAACTAACAGAGATAAAAATAAAGTTCAAGTTTTATATTTTAATTATAAAACTCATATGAACAACGTTTACAAGTTAAAGAAAGTTGGTAGTGGTGCTGAAAAAATTATAGAAAAAGACGATTCATTTAACCCTCCTGTAGAAAGTATGGACGGTAATTTTGAAAAGCTAGAAAGAGTTATTGAAACACTTTATGAAGGAGTTTATATTATAGGTTCTGATAAAATAATTAAGTGGAGAATGATGGATAATATGATGCGAACTGATTCTAATTTTAACAAAGTTAAAATGAATTACCAAATTGTAGCACCAAGAATGTATCAAGGTAAAATAGAATCTTTAGTTAGTAGAATAACTAGCTTTGCTGACATGATACAATTAACACATCTTAAGCTACAACAAGTTATGTCTCGTATGGTACCAGATGGCGTTTACTTAGATGCCGATGGTTTAGCTGAAATAGATTTAGGTAATGGAACGAACTATAATCCACAAGAAGCTTTAAACATGTTCTTTCAAACTGGTAGCGTTATAGGTAGAAGTTTTACTGGAGATGGTGATATGAATCCTGGTAAAGTTCCAATACAGCAAATAAACAATGGAGTAAACAGTGGTAAGTTGCAAAGCTTAATAACTACTTATAACTACTATTTACAAATGATACGTGACGTAACAGGTTTAAACGAAGCAAGAGATGCTAGTACCCCAGCTAGAGATGCTTTAGTTGGCGTTCAAAAATTAGCAGCAGCAAATTCAAATACAGCAACTAGACATATACTACAGGCAATGCTATTTTTAACCGCTGAGGTTGCTGAATGTTTATCGCTGCGAGTTTCAGATATATTAGAATACTCTCCCACAAAAGAAGCTTTTGTTAGATCTTTAGGCGCTCACAATGTTGCAACTTTAGATGAAATGAAAAACTTATATCTTCACGACTTTGGTATATTTATAGAGTTAATGCCTGACGATGAAGAAAAGCAAATGCTAGAAAATAATATACAAGTATCTTTACAGCAAGGCTCTATAGACTTAGACGATGCTATAGATTTACGTAATGTTAGGAGCGTTAAGTTAGCTAATCAACTACTAAAAGTAAAAAGAAAAAAGAAGCAAGAAAGAGATCAGCAAATGCAACAACAAAATATACAAGCTCAATCTCAAGCTAACCAACAAGCACAGCAAGCAGCGGCTCAAGCTGAAATGCAAAAGAATCAAGCTAAAGCTCAGTCTGATGTTCAAGTAGAACAAGCAAGGTCTCAGTTTAAAACTCAGTACTTGCAAGCAGAGGTAGAAGCTAAAAAACAACTTATGTCTTATGAATTCGAACTACAGTCCAAGCTTGAAGTCATGAAGCAAAAAGTTAATAACGAGATAGAAAGTACTAGAGAGGATAGAAGAGACAATAGAGTAAATATGCAAGCATCTCATCAAAAAGAAATGATAGACCAAAGAAGTGGGGCTAATTCACTTAAAAATTTTGAGTCGTCAGGTAATGATACTATAACAGGGAGTGCAGGTATGTAATTCCTTATTTTTAATATTTTATAAAATTTTATTATGACAGAAGAAAATAAAGAAGTTATTGAAGAAGTAACTGAAGAAAACAATGAACAACCAATAGAAGAAACTATTGAACAAGTCATTGACGAAACTAAGTTTCAAAGCGCTGGAGATGACAGCGTTATTAAAGTAGACTTAGACGCACCGCTTCCTAAAAAAGAAGAGGAAGTTGTAGAAGAACAAAAAGAAAACGTAGAAGAAGTTGTAGAAGAAGTAACTGAACAACCAGTAATGGAAGAAGTTACTAATGAAGAAACAGTTGAAGAAGTAGCAGAAACAGTTGAAGAGGCTGTTGAAGAAGCAGAAACTACTGGAAATCCTTTACCAGAAAAAATACAAAAAGTTATAGACTTTATGGAAGAAACTGGTGGAGACTTACAAGACTACGTAAATTTAAATAGAGATCTATCAAAGTTAGATGACTCAGATGTGTTAGATGAATACTATAGAAACACTAAGTCACACTTATCTGCAGAGGAAAGAAACTTTTTACTAGAAGATAGATTTGGTATAGATGAAGAGGTTGATGACGAAAAGACTATACGAAAAAAGAAAATAGCCCTGAAAGAGCAAGTTGCCGAGGCTAAAGCCCACTTAGACAGGCAAAAGTCTAAATACTATGAAGATATTAAAGCTGGTGTTAAGCTAAGTGCTGAGCAACAAGAGGCGATTAATTTCTATCATAAATACAACGAAGATCAAGAAAGTCAGAAAAAATTATCTGAGAAAAGCAAGAGAACATTTTTAAATAAAACTGATAGTTTCTTTGGGCAAAATTTCAAAGGTTTTGAATATAATGTCGGAGACAAAAAGTATAGGTTTAACGTTAAAGATGTCAACAGCGTAAAGAAAACTCAAAGTGATATTAATAATTTTGTCAACAAGTTTGTTGGCGAAGATAAAACAACTATTAACGACGCCGCGGGTTATCATAAATCTTTATTTACAGCTATGAACGCTGATGCTATAGCAAAACATTTTTACGAACAAGGTAAGGCTGATGCTATAAAAGGGCAAGTAGCTAAAGATAAAAACATAAACTTAGAACCACGAAAAACGCATGGAGAAGTTCAAGCTGGTGGGATAAAAGTTAAAGTTCTTGGACAATCTGCTTCTGAAATTAAAAATAGATCTTTTAAAATTAGAAAGAAAAATTAACTTTAAAAATTTATAATTATGGCAATTTCAAATCCTGGAAATCTATTAAACGCTGTACCAGGACCTATACAACAGGTTTCTACAGGGAATTATATAGATTTATCCTCCAGTCAAAATGCTGGTTGGGGACAACAATATGTACCAGACTTGATGGAAAAAGAAGCTGAAGTTTTCGGACCACGAACTATTTCAGGTTTTTTAGCTCAAGTTGGTGCAGAAGAGTCTATGACTGCCGACCAAGTAGTTTGGTCTGAGCAAGGTAGATTACACTTAACGTACACATGTACTATTAAAACTGCAGCTTCAAACTTGGTAACAATTACAGATCACATTGATACTAACGCTGCATACGTTTCTGGATCGCATGGTATTAGAAAAGGTGATACAGTTATTATAGCAAACCCAGTTGTTAATTCAACTATTAGAGGTTACGTTTCAGCAATTGATGTTGGCGCTGATGTTAATGATATTACTGTACTTCCTTACAATACTAACGATTTAGCTGATGCAGATGCTGGAACAATGGCTGATGGTAATGCTGGTTGTGTTATTATGGTTTATGGTTCTGAGTACAAAAAAGGTGATGACTATACTGGTAGCGCTAAGCACACAGCTAACGAGCCAGTATTTAAGACTTATACTAATAAGCCTATCATACTAAAAGATTACTACGAAGTATCTGGATCAGACGCTTCAAGAATCGGTTGGGTTGAGATAGCTACTGAAGCTGGACAAAGCGGTTACTTATGGTACTTAAAAGCTGAGTCTGATACAAGAGCTAGATTCAATGATTACTTAGAGATGTCAATGTTAGAAGGAGTCAAAGCTGAAAGCACTTCTACTGTTGATAACACTATATACGGAGGTGCTGAGCCTACTGGTACTCAAGGTTTATTTGCAGCTATTGAGTCTAGAGGTAACATTACTACTGGTGTAACTGGTGTTAACGCTGCTACTGATTTAGCAGAGTTTGATGCTATACTAGCTGAGTTTGACAAGCAAGGTGCTATTGAAGAATACATGATGTTTGTTAACAGATCAACTAGCTTAGCTATCGATGACATGCTTGCTTCAATGAATAAAATGGGAGCTGGCGGTACTTCATATGGTGTATTTGAAAACGATGCAGACATGGCTTTAAATTTAGGTTTCTCAGGTTTCCGAAGAGGTTCTTATGACTTCTACAAATCTGACTTTAGATACTTAAATGACAAAGGCACTAGAGGATCAATTAACGACGCTGATACTGTAAACGCTATTCGTGGTGTTATGATACCAGCTGGTGTTACTACTGTTTATGACCAACAAATGGGTAAAAACATGAAGAGACCTTTCTTGCACGTTAGATATAGAGCTTCTCAAACTGATGACCGAAGAATGAAAACTTGGGTTACTGGTTCAGTAGGTGCTGCTACATCTGCATTAGATGCAATGCAATTACATATGTTATCAGAAAGATGTTTAATCACTCAAGGTGCAAACAACTTTATGTTAATGAAGTAAGACTATTTATTTATAAGGGCGGTCTAGTATCGCCCTTATATTTTTTTAATTTTTATTATATTATATTATGGCAAAGAAAAAAGAAACAACTAAGGTTGAAGAGCCTGTAGTTGAAGAAACAGTGGTTGTAAAAGAACAACCTAAGGTTGAAGCTCCTAAAATAAAAGCTAAACCAAAAGACACATGGGAAGTAAAAGATAGAATTTATTATTTAAAAGGTAGTAAAAAACCTTTAAGTAGAACAGTTAGATCTTCTAATATATATTGGTTTGATAATGAAAAGGGTTATGAAAGAGAGTTGAAATACTGCGAGAATCAAAGAACGGTTTTTGTTGATGAAATGAAAGGTGATCAAAGATTAGCTCATATAGTTTTTAGAGGCGGAACGCTTATGGTTCCTAAAGAAAAAACAGTATTGCAAAAGCTTTTATCAATATATCACCCAATGTTAAATAAAGTATATACTGAGTACAAACCTATTAAATTAGCTGAAATTCAAATAGATCAACTTGAAATGGAAGCTGATGCGATATTAATGGCTAGAGAAATAGATATTGATTTAGCTGAAGCTATCATGAGAGTAGAGAAAGGATCTGAAGTATCTAAGATGAGTTCTAAAGAACTTAAAAGAGATTTGTTACTATTCGCTAGAAACAATCCTAGTTTGTTCTTAGAGTTAGCGGCTGATGACAATGTACAGCTTAGAAACTTTGGTATTAAAGCTGTTGAAGCTGGAATAATAAGATTATCATCAGATCAAAGACATTTTACTTGGGTATCTAATGATAGAAAGATAATGACAATTCCTTTTGACGAGCATCCGTACTCTGCGTTAGCAGCTTGGTTTAAGACCGACGAAGGTATGGAGATATATACGAATATAGAAAAAAGATTATCATAATATCTTTTTACTTAATATTAATAGCCACTCATTACGGGTGGCTATTTTTATTTAGGTGCTAACCTTTCACTTTATTATGTAACTATAATATAGTATAAAATATAATGTTATGAGTAAATCAAAAGGTTTAGGAGATACTGTAGAAAAATTTACCACGGCGACAGGAATTAAAAGTTTAACTAAGCTAGCTATGAAGGCTACAGGGTTTAAAGATTGCGGATGTGATAAGCGTAAAAAATGGCTTAATAAACAGTTTCCCTATTATAAATAAAAAATTATGGCAGTAGTAATAGATAATGTATATCAAAAGGTTTTAGCAATATGTAATAAAGAGCAGAGAGGTTATGTAACCCCTCAAGAGTTTAACTTGTTTGCTGATAAAGCTCAAAATGAAATATTTAGTAATTATTTTCACTCTATAAAAACAGCTGAAATTAAACCTAAAAATCAAATGTTATACTCTGACGAAGTAGAACTAGCCGAAAAAAAATTACATCCATTTTACACTACATCAATTGTAAACACATCTAATTCCTCTTTAGCTATACCTACAAATATATATGACTTGGTAAGTATACAGGCAGTAAGTTCTGCTAGAGGCAGTCTTAATAAATTAACTCAATTAAATAAAAGTGAAGTAGAGTATACAGAAAATAATCCTTTAACTAAGGCATCTTTAAATAGATCTGTTTTTGTTAGAGAGACATTTAGCAACGTAACTTTATTTCCAGCTCCGTCTACAGCAACTTATAATGTTGATACTTCCAATCCGCTTGATGGCGTACTAGATGCAGAAAGCTTTAGGGTTAATTTTTACAGAGCACCTATCACTCCTAATTGGGCTTACGTTGTAACTGGAGAAAAAGCCTTATGGAACTCAAGCGCTTCTACTAATTTTGAGCTACATGAAAGCGAAGAAGAAAATCTAGTATCAAGAATATTAATGCTAGCTGGTGTTTCTATACAAAAACCAGATATACAACAAGCTGGTGTAACAGATATTAACATGGCAAGACAACAACAAAATAGCTAAATATGGGACTATTATCGCAAACTCAAAATCAATATTATAATTCTAATAACTCTGGTAACTACGGAGATTATCAATTTACAACATTAGAAAATATTATAAACGCGTTTATGTTTATATATGTTGGTGAAGGTAAAATTATAAGTAAAATAAATAGAACAGATGTACAGTTTCACGCTATGCGAGCTGTGCAAGAATTATCTTATGATGTACTAAAGTCTTTTAAATCTCAAGAGCTAGAGGTTCCTAATACATTGTCTATGGTGCTCCCTCAGGACTATGTTAATTATGTAAAGCTAGCTAGAGTAGGTAGTGACGGTTTAGAATATCCATTATACCCAGCTAGAACAACATCTGATCCGTTTGCTATAACACAAAACGCAGACGGCACTTATGATTTTGGTCAACAAAAAAGAGTTGTAACAGTTACGTTCTCAGGTGTGACAGGTAACTTTAGCACATTAAGTGGCGAGTATTTAACTTTAGGCTATAAAACAGCTCAAGCAACGCAGGGCTTTGTTAGTTTTAGGTTTCACTCTAGTGATTATAACACTTATGATAATCCTACGGGTGAAGGTCCTGTATTTGGTATTGACACTGAAAATACAGATACAGAAACTACTGCCGCTACTAAGTTAATGAATGCTATAAACGATTTTGGTCAACACACTGTTGTTCAAAGTGGAGGTGTTTTAACTATAACTTATAACGAGGATATGCCTAATATATCCTCAGTAAATTCAACAGAAAACACTTATCAGTCTAATGGTGTTCAATCTACAAGTAACTTTGATTTAGACTTAATTAATGCTGGCACAGCTGCTGGTGATAATATAGTTGAGCAAGTTCCAAGTAATACATCTGAAAATTTTGAAGATCAAACTCCAGCTAACTACCAAATGTATGATATAAATTATACAACTGATGTAGAAATATCTACGCAAGGAAGAAGATATGGATTAGAACCTGAAAACGCTCAAATAAACGGTAGTTATTTTATTGACAATTTAAGAGGGCTTATAAAGTTTAGCTCATCTTTAGCTGGCGAAACAGTAACTCTTCACTACGTTAGTGATGGCTTGGGTACTGATTCAGAGATGGTGGTGCATAAATTTTGTGAAGAAGCTTGTTATAAGCACATAGCGTACGGTGTATTATCTACAAGATCTAACATACCAGAATACTTAGTTCAAAGATATAAAAAAGAAAGATTTGCTGAAACTAGAAAAGCAAAAATTAGATTATCAAATATAAAACTAGAAGAATTTACGCAGGTCCTAAGAGGCATGAGTAAACAAATAAAATAAAATTATGGGAGAAATTAAGCATAGTTTTACGGCTGGTAGAATGAACAAAGACAACGATGAAAGACTCGTTCAAAATGGTGAATATAGAGATGCTAGCAACGTACAAATAAGAACTACAGATGGCGGAGGTGACGGTGTTGGAGAGGCTGGTACTGTCCAAAACTTACAGGGTAATATATCTACAGGTTTTGCTACCGGTAATATATTAAGTTCTAAGTTTGCTGACACAAGCTTTACTTGCGTTGGTTCTATTCCTTACGAAAAAATAGATAGTATATATTTCTTTTTTACATCAGGCGGTTACAATCTTCAGCAAATTCAAAGCACTACAACAGAAATATTTGCAATAGATACTATAGTAGAGCACAATGCTAGAACAGACGAAACTACACCAGTCGTTGTTGATCACTGGGCTTATATAACTCCGCTAGTGGTAAATTCTACTGACATGGTTTTTACTAATCCTAATACTCCAGCTAACAATACTGATATTATTTCTATAAATACTAACGGCACTACATTTGCTAGTAATGTTAGAGAAAACATGGTTATTAGTTTTTATAATCCTAATAATCTATTAGACTCTCCTTCCGTAAAAATTAAAAAAATAGCTGGCGACGTTATACACTTTTACGATTCTATAAATTTAGCTGACTGGTCTAATTATACTAAGGTTGTATGTAGACATGATAGGATGCTTCAATTTAAATCTGATAACTTAATAAATTCTATAAACGTAATAGATAATTTACTTTTTTGGACTGATAATGTAAACGAACCTAAGAAAATAAACATTGATAGATGCAAGAAAGGGACGAGCGCTACCGGAGATCAACACACGCAGTTGTTTATAGATTTTGCAAATGGCGATACTGTGTTAGCTTCATCAGCTGAAAGTGAAAGTTACGTTAACAACGATTTACTACTTGAGCATATAACGGTTATAAGAAAAGCCCCCAAGACCCCTCCAACCGTCCATGTGCAAGCATTTAATGTAGACGAAAAAGATTTTGAACTTACAGATTACTTAATATCTGATAATGTTGGTTGGATAACAGATGGGCAACCTACGGAAGGCCAGATATTCAACATTGGTTATAATGGTGGGGCTGAAGCTGGATTAGCGTCGCCACCTTTAGAAGAAACTTCTTTCACTGTAGGCGACACCTTGGTAGTAGAGCAAATAAATGAAGACATTGGTTTTGTGCCTGTAAAATTTAAAGTTGAGTTTTTAGGCTATTGTGCTATAGGTAGCAATACAATAGTAGACGAGCCTACGTCTAAAATAAAAGTAAAAATACTAACGCTGCCAGATTCTGAAATAACAAATGAATTTACTGACTGGAAGTTTAGTCTGCACTCACAAGATCTTGATCCTAAATTTGAGTTAAAGTTTGTTAGGTTTGGTTATAGATATAAATATACAGATGGCGAATACTCTGCTTTTTCTCCTTTTTCTGAAATAGCTTTCGACCCTGGCGCTTTTGACTATGATCCAGTAAAAGGATATAATTTAGGTATGGTAAACACTATACATAAATTAATAATAAAAGATTTTATACCTTATTATACTGACAAGCCAGTAGACATAACTGAAGTAGATATATTATATAAACCCACTGACTCAGCTAATGTTTACGTAGTTAAAACTATAAGAAAAAATGTAGATGGTGAGTGGATTTTATTTACACCCCCAACAAATGGGACTAATCAGTTTTTATCCACACAGCCTTCTTTAGAAACTGGAGCGCTGGAAATTAAAAGTGAAATGATACACAAGGTTGTACCTAGTAATCAATTACTAAGAACTTTTGATAATGTCCCTAGAAAAGCTTTAGCTCAAGAAATAACTGGTAGTAGAATACTATATGGTCACTTTACGCAAGGTTTCGATATAGACCCTATAAGCTTGACTCAAAGTATTGTTAGCGAGCAGGTGTTTACGCAGCCTAAAAGATCTGTAAAAACAATAAGAGATTACACTGTAGGTATGGTGTTAGGTGATAGGTACGGCAGAGAAACGCCTGTTGTTGTTTCTAATAAATTTACAGATGTGTCTACAGATACTGATGATCTGTACCAAGCAGAAACAAACATTGTTAACGTTCCAAAAGAGTTGTGCGAGTTTTCTAACAAACTTTTAGTTCAACAACAATGGAATTTACCAGGGATCCCTGCGTCTACACCAGATGGCATGCCTTGGTTAGATTATGTTAAATACTACGTTAAAGAAACTAGTAATGAATACTATAATTTAGTTTTAGACAGGTGGTATTTTGCTAGAGAAGAAAATAATATATGGCTTTCGTTTCCTTCAGCTGATAGAAACAAAGTTGATCTTGAAACGTATCTGTATCTTAAAAAAGAACATGGATCAGGCGAAGCTGTGCTTGAAAGAGCTAGGTATAAAATAATAGATATAGTAAATGAAGCACCTGACTTTATAAAAACAGATCATCGTATAATGGGTATGGCTGAGATCACAACACCAGGTGACTCACCACCAAACGCGTATGTTATGTCTGGTGGCGGTGATGCAAACACGGGTGACCCTAATTTATTAACGGATTTAAGTATTCACGAGGTGCAAATTAAGGAAGGTAATTTTGATAACTTCTTAGATGCTTATGGTGAAAACATGAGAGGTACGCTGTTGGCTAGGATTGTAGGTAGAACTGAAAACGCGCAGGGTATCGTAATGGAACAGTTAACCTCAGGTGATTTTAAAAAAGTAACACATCACTATATGTCTGATTATGGTAATGGCCAAGCTGTTATCGCTTTTAAAAAATCATTTGGTGATTCTGCTAATATGCGCGATAGGTTTAATGCGCTTGGTTACACTATAGCTGATGGCACGCATGATCTTAAATACTACATGGAATTTAAAGAAGAGGTTGTAGAAAATAGACCAGAGTTTGATGGTAGATTTTTTGTATTAGTAGAAAAAGATTTTACGATAGAACAAAAAGTAGCAGCGCTAACAACGGCTAGCACTAACTATATTGAAGTTGATACTTTTACAATATCATACGTAGACAGTCAACAATTTAATCCAGCACAGTCTGGACCTTATTCTTATTTAGGAAGTGGTAATGATGCTTATGCTAGTAATGGTGGCGTTTATAATGGAATCGATGTTGGTGATGTTACAGTAACTGATGATACTGGTAATCCAAATGAATGGTGGGGTTGGGGTAGGTTTAGGAATGACGCTCAAGTCTTTTATAATAATGAGTTTTCTGAAACTATTAATGTAGGTCAAGATAGTTCTCTTGCTCATTTGTTTGCAATGGGGTGTGGAAGCTTTATGTTTGTAGATACTCTTGGTACTGGTGGTGGTACAGTTGGTCAGTTTGGTAGCAACGGATATTTAGGTAGAACTTGTAACTTTGCTGAAATTACGTTGACGTACTGGCAACAATTTAGATATTGGCACACGGGTGATGATAGCGAGAACTATGGAAATACAAACGACTTGGGTATCGCTAATACAACTTTAGTATTTTTAGACGGAGCTAGAGCGCATAGATTTGATTTAGAGGAATTTGGACCTAGCATGGGCTCTTTAAGCGAAGGTGATTTAAATGGCGTACAATTTCAAAATGGAGGTTCTTCAAGTGACTTTGCTGTCAACGATAAAAGAGATTATCCGACTGTGGCACCTAGTATATACAACTACAAGCCAACAGCATTAGACGCTGGTAACGCTTCTATTGGTATGGGTAGAATGATCATAAGTCAACAGTGGCCGGGTAATAATCCTCCAGGAATGCAATTTCAACTAGAAGGCGGTTCTGTATGGACACACTTTTCTACGCCTGGTACTAGATTTAAGTTTGTTGATGATAACACCGACACATCAGATTCTGATTTTCCAGATGGCAAGCCTTATATATATGAAGTTATAGATAGAGATGTCGCTGACCCAAGTATACAGTTAGCTCCGCAAAGGCATAGGCATGTAAAGAATTATGCTGTAATAGGACCGAGTGGAGTGTTAACTGGAGAGTTTTCTGGATTCCCAGTTTGGAAAAGCGCTACTATACATGCTACAAAAACAATTTTCAATAACTCAGGAAGTTTGATGGTTGGCTCTGATGGCAGTAGTTCAAGTTTTGGTGGGCAAAATAATCTAAGGGCTGACGCGAGTGGTAACATACTACCTGATTGCTGGTCTGGCCTTAATCCCCTTGTTTGTTTTCCAAATGCTGCTGATGATGGCACTACGATTGTTAATATAGGTGTTTATAAAAATGTTGATAGTGATGATTTAAGCAATGAATCACACAGACAGTTGAGGAACTGCAAAGACTGTGAGTCTAGTGGCGGCGCTTCTGGTGGATATTTTGGAAGTGCTCCTTCATCACAGTTTTGTGAAAGAAGTAGTCTTAGATTTGAGTTTAGAAGATTAGATGAAAATGGAGAATTAACTAACACCGGCGTTATACCAGAAGAGTTTGATCCAAGAGGTTGGGCAAAGCACGATGGGACAGCTGGAGGAATAAAAATAGCTATATTACAAAAAACAATTAGTGCGGATGGTTCAGAACCTATAGAAATAGAATCTGATAGAGCCGTGTGGGAAACTGAACCTAAAGAAGACGTAGGGTTAGACTTATATTATGAGGCGTCTCACGCATTGCCGGTTAGACTATCTATGGGTAATACTCTTGCTTTTGCTCCATTAAAATCTGTAATAACATCTGAATATAATACTGTATCAGGAAATAATGTTGACAACTTGTTAACAAATATGGATGGCGATAATTTTGAAAAAGTTATTGTTGGAGGCGTAGAATACACAGAAAACAAGTCGTTAATAAAACCTATTTCTGTAGACGGTGATGGTAACGAAGCCCTTATGAATCAAATAGGTATTGGTGATAATATAATGTTTACGCATACTAGTGGCCTGCAAACTAAAAGTAAAGTTCTAGGATATTACTCCGCTCCAACGAGTAACAATTACACACTGCTTCCTACTACTAGCTTTACAGCAACTATAACTTTAGACCCTGGTACTATAACAGGCGTAGAAACTCAAGGTACCGTAACAATATCTAACTATCAAGCTGGCTTTAGTGAAAGTGATTTAGTAACAGGTGCTCATATTCAAGCAGCGCCTGGCAATACTGGGCCTAATGTTCCAGGTAATGTTTTTATTAAATACTTTCCAGGTGTTAATATACAACTATCTAATACTATAGGCTGGTTGGTTACTGAAAATGATGATGGTACTTTTGATTTTAGTAACAACACAATAGATGTAATTATAACTTTACCAGGAGATTATTTATGGATAGACTCAGATGTTTGGAAATACCCTGTTAAACTTGGTTGGCATAATTGTTATTCATTTGGTAACGGTGTAGAATCAGATAGAATAAGAGATGATTTTAATGCCCCTACTATAGACAATGGAGTGATTGTATCTACTACCGTAGACCAAGTTAAAGAAGAAAATAGATCTAGTAGTTTAATATTTTCAGGATTATATAACTCAACATCATCTGTTAATGATCTTAACGAGTTTAATATGGGTGAAAAAATTATTAAAGATTTAAACCCAGAATACGGATCTATACAAGCTTTAAAAACTAGAGACTCAGATGTTGTAGCTTTTTGTGAAGATAGAATATTAAAAGTATTGGCTAACAAAGATGCTGTTTTTTCAGCTGATAACGATCCTAGATTAGTTGCTACTGATAGAGTGTTAGGTCAAGTTTCTACATTTAGAGGTGATTACGGTATATCAAAAAATCCAGAATCTTTAGCTAGCGATCAATATAGATTATATTTTACTGACACTCAAAGGGGCGCTGTACTAAGATTATCTATGGACGGATTAACTCCTATATCTAACGTTGGCATGAAGACTTGGTTTAGAGAAAACTTAAATCCAAATAGTAGGCTTCTAGGAACATTCGATAAAGTAAATGGAGAATATAACTTAACATTAACACCCGCTACAAGCAATGGGCCTACGGTTTCTTTTAATGAAGCATCAAAAGGCTGGGTTAGCTTTAAGTCTTTTTCTCCAGACGAAGGCCAGTCTGTTTCCGGAAAATATGTTACCGTAAAACACGGAACATTGTACACCCATTACTTCGATACTTTTGATAGTACCGGTGAAGTTAATAACAGAAATTTATTTTATGGCGCAGAGACTTTGGAAAATAGTGCTCACTCAACTTTAACAGTTATGTTTAATGACGCACCTGGAACGGTTAAGTCTTTTAAAGCTATAAACTATGAAGGCTCTCAAGCTAGAATAGATCAGTATATTTCTGTTAGTGATTCTAGTTATCAAAATGATTATTATAATATATTTGAAGACAAACATGGCTGGTGGGTTAGTTCAATAGAAACTGATTTAGAAAAAGGTGAGGTTCAATGGTTTGTAGATAAAGAAAACAAATGGTTCAACAAAATATGTGGCACGGAAGGAAATGTTGACACTAGTCAATTTACAGTTCAAGGTTTAGGGTTTGCGTCTTCTGTAGTTATACCAGATACAGATTCAGGTGATGGTAGCGATGATAGCGGAGGAGACGATCCAATACAAGTTGACCCACAACCTGTGACGTTTAAAATTAAAAACAACGATGATTAATTATGTCTACTGCTACTTTAACTAACTGCACAGCAACACAATATTCAGCACAAGAATTTGCTGGAGATAGTGTTTCAGCTGGAAACCTAGAGCTACAATCACCTCCAGCTGGCGCAACACTTACTGTTCCGTTCAATCAATTTTATTATTTAACTATAGAGGCTTCGCCTGGTTATAGAATAAATACATCAATGGTTTCACTTGGAATTAATAACGATGGTATGATTCAAAATAATGATAGTATTAACGGCGTTGTAATTTATAATGGTATATCAGAATCAGACACTAGTCAATTTCCTAGCGACTTAGATCAAATAAGAATATATGATTCAGAACCTAATACCGTTACATGTAATAATAAGGTTATAGTAGAACTAAAATTATCTGCTGACTTTGTAATGCCAAACTACGATTATACTGTTAATCTTGATTTAAATGCAACGGCTTTACCTTGTGAGCCTATAGTACCTAACCCAGATAATAACGGTATTGATGATGATGGTATCTGGGACGGTTCAGCGTACGCTTGGTATACTTCGTTTGAGCTAATACCAATAACAGCTCCATTAATGACTGCACCTTATTTCACTATGTATGCGGCAAAATATTACGAAGAAGAAACTTACGTCGTTTCACCGTACAATGGAACTCAAGTTGCGTTTGAAAATTGGAATAATGGACTTGATAGCATTCTTCCACCACTACCTGATTATGATGTTAACGGTAGCTATGCTGAATTATTTGATAGTAATTATAACGATGGCTCTTTAAATAGTTACTCACCTACAGCTTATACGCGTGTTTCGTGGAATGGTAATTCTGCTGTACTTTTTGATCCAGATTTTAATCCTAATATATTCACTGGCACCGAGGCTCAAATGTTATTTGGTACGGTTGTAGCACTTTTTAGCGGTAGTAACACTGATTTTTCAAATACCGATATAGATGATTATACAAATTCTAGTAGTGACGCGACTCACCCTAATAATTCATCTACTGTTTTATTTACCAGTCGAAATGATACAAAGCTAAAATACATATGGCGAGGAGACACAAGTAATACGTCGGCAATAGACAACCCAGTACTTACGCCTGGCGATGGAATTATACCTCCAGCGCTTTGTTGGTATATATCTTTAGGTAGTAGTGTTAATCATCAATTAATAGCTGACCCTTCTTTTATAAAAGTAGTTAGAATATTAACAACAATAAATCAGGCAGATTTTTGGCAATATGGTGGCCCTCTTAACTTTTACGACATGCCTAGTGCACCAGATTTTGTACAAAATGGTCAATCTATATTATCTAATGATGGTGCTACAGTTATTGCTAATAATAGCTATTTAGACATAACACCTAGCAACATAGAGCTAACACAAATAGATACTACTACCGTAAAAATTAAAATTCCATTTAGGAATATATCGATACCATGGCAGCAAGCACCGCCGCAAGAACCACCTTATACTAGTTTACCTTTTCCAGATACGTCTAGATTTACAACTAAAATATTTATATCAGTAATTCCAGTAGAAGTTTAATAATATGATAAGTAATACAAATTTATATTTAAATATACAAGCTAATTCATTTGGATCTAATTTAGGTTTTACAGCAATACCCGTTGCTCAAAAGTTTAAAGTTCCAGGTATTGATAAAGCTAGAAAAAGCACTAATTCTTTTTTAAACAGTGTAGACTCTGAAGGCTTTGTTACAAAGTCTTTTACTCCTAACATTAGTGTTATTTCAAGGACTAACCCAGACACAACTCAAGAGGTTAGTAGCTTAACAATAGATGCTATAGTTCCTTATAAAAAAAGAGTTAAAATAGCTACAGTATCACTAGGTGCTAAAGCTGGTTTTTCTTTAATAAACGAACCATTTATAACTTATGATAGTACACCTATAGCTGGGCTAAGTTTATATTTAGAAAAAGGATCTTCAAAAACAAATTTTGATTTGTTTTGCGAGCTAGAAGACGAGGTTAGAACTGAAGGAGTACCAACATTTGAAATTAGTTATATCGTAACAAACAACGTTCCAGCTAAAACAGCTAGAATAAATAAGGTTGTTACAGGTGGAGATTTAACTTCCTTTGGTTCTACTAGAACTATAAAGATAATAGGAACTCCTAATACTCCTTTTAGCATATCTATATTAAACTCTGAAAATAATAGCTCTATATTAACAGCCTCTAATTCAACAACAGTATTACCTGTTGGTAGAAAACAGTGCTTAACTGCTTTAACTGGCAAATCAGGTATATATAAATTTAAACAATTTTTTCCTGGAGCACCATCAAAAAGATTAACAACTGTAAATGGAAACTTTACTAACGAAAAAAAAGTAATATTTACTAACTTAACAGACGTATTAGTAGGAGATGAATTAAGAATTTTAACTGAGTTTGGCCAAGCAAATAATCCCGGCAAATCTATAAAAGTTGTTGAGCTTAACCCAGATGGTGACAATGCTAATGAGTGTTTACTATCTGATGCTATAACAGCGGCAAGTGGTCGTAAGGCTTCTTTTAATAGAAATATCTCGTACGATATACATTTAAGTACAACAGCTGAACTAGCAGACACTTTTGCAAAAGGATATCCTAGCGTAGTAATGAACCAAAGCTCTATACCAAGATTAGAGTTTACTGTTTTTACAACAAATAATTTATTTCAAATAAATAGTGTCGCCCCTACGGGTAGCGGTAATAGTGAAACAAACTACTTGTCTGGCCAAAAATTTAGATCAAGCTTTAAAAGATATACATATGTAATAACAAAGACAAACGGCGCTAATATAACTCAAAATAATAATAACTTTCTTGCGGCTGTAGTTAATAGCGTTAGTGGCGGAGCTGTGTGTTACGCAGATTTTAAATCAACAGGATCTGGTTCTAATACATATACATTGACAATTGATTTTTATGTAAGAGAGTTTGGTCCTATAGATAGCGTAAAAAACTTTAATCTTGATAATATAATAACTTAATATGGAAACAGTAAACTTAACATTCCCAGCGCCATTTAATATGTCTTGTAAGGTAGGAGATCTTGTGTACTATGTTGATACAACTTCTAATTTCCAAGGCAGTGGTTTTATGGTTGGCGCTGACAACTATCAACTTATAGGTGCTATAAATTCTATAATAACACTTAGCAGCGAGGTTATAATCAATGTTCAGTTAACCGGTCCTACGGCTAGCTTAGTATCTACAACTGACTTTATATTCTTTGTTAAAAATAATTTAGTAGAAACAGGTTCTATAAAAGGGTATTTTTCTAAAGTTAAATATAGAAACAACTCTACTAAGCCAGCTGAAATGTTTCAAACAGCTTGTGAGATAGAAGAAAGTAGTAAATAAGTGTTAATAAATGTAATTATAATATAGTAAATTATTAAATATGGAAAACAACAATAGCCCTAATAAGCAAATATCTTTACAAAACGCTCAGAATTTTATGAACTATCAAGTTCCTAGCTTCATGCAAAACAATACAGGTCAAGGTGGCGCGGGTGGATTTGGTCAGAATTTATTAGGTGGCGGTGGTGGTGGTAATGTAATGAGCAACTTAAGTCAAGCTCAAGGTAACATGAGGTACAACGTTCCTAATTTAGCTGGTGGCGACGGGGCCGCAGGTGGTGGCGGTATAGGGGGTTTCCTTGGTAAAGCGTCTAGTTTTTTAGGTAGCGCTGCTACGCCTATAGGTATAGGCTTGTCTATAGTCGGTAGCGTTATTGGTGCAAAATCTGCTAGAAAAGCTCAAAGAAAAGCGGAGAAACAAGCAAAAAAAGCAAAGAAGGCTTTAGATAGGCGAATGAAAGACTTCCAGTCTATGGACACTAGCAATCCGTATCTTAACATGGAAAACGTAATGGAAGATTTAACTATAGACCAAAGAGCGTCTCAGTTTCAAAAAGAACAATTTCAACAAAGCCAAGCTAATATATTAGACAATTTACGTGGAGCTGCTGGTGGTAGTGGTGTTGCTGCATTAGCGCAGACATTGGCTAGAGAAGGTCAATTAGCATCTCAACAGTCAGCTATTGATATAGGCAAACAAGAAAGAGCAAACCAAATGGCTGAAAGAAGTGAGACAGCTAGATTAAAAGGTTTAGAAATACAAGGCGAATACCAACAAAGACAAGACGAACAATATAAAACAGAGACACTTCTTGGTATGGCTCAACAACAGTATGCGGCTAAACAAGGCCAAGTAGAGCAAGCTAAACAAGCTAGAATGGATGCAATAACAGGTGGTATACAAAATGCAGCAGGCATGTTTGCTGGATTTGGTGGATAAAAAATAAAACTATGAGTAAAAAAAGTCCTTTAAATATGAACATGAACCTCGTTAGAGGAGCGGCTCAAATAGCTAAAACCGAAGGTAGCGCTGATTTAGCTTTATCAAAAGGCGCTACTGAAACAGCTGCTTTTTTAGCACAAGGTATTGGCGCTGTTGTTCAAAAAAGAAACAAAGAGTTTAATGCAATAATGAAGCAGCAGTTAGGTAAAGAAGGTTTAACTGATGAAGAGTACAACAAATTGTACAAAAGGTTTCAAGAAAGAAGAGGAGCATACGTTTATTTAAATAAAAAAGAACGTATGGATTTTGAAAGAGACTTGTTAAAAGAAGCTGAAGAAAAAAAGAAAAACGACGCAGACAGAGAAGAAATAGCTGATCTTGTTTCTGACGAGGACAATGAAGTAGATACTGAACAAATAGATGACAGTACTATACAAGACATTGTTACGGGTAAAATAGAACCAACTAAAGATGATAAAGGTAGAGTTGGCTACGCACTTAGTAGTGATGCATTACAAGAGTTTGTTATCAAAGATGAAAACGGCAACAACAGATTAAAAAGTTACAGAGGGTCTTGGGAAGATGATAGATTTACTGTATCAGAAGATGGCACTACTAAAACAGATAAGTTTGGTAATACGTATAGTAATGATGAAGCTGGATTTAGAGACTTTCAAAGATCTGCTAAGTTATATTGGATAAGAAAAGCTAAAGAAACTGGAGATAAGTTACTAATGTATAACTCAACTAGTGGTAAAAGAGAGTACTTAACACCTGAAGAAGCTGAAGCGTTACTACAAGATGAGCAAAAATTTGTAACAGTAGATGAAATAAAAGATCATGTTAAGAGTAGGCAAAAGGATAATCAGTCATCTCAAAGTTTAAATACAAACATAATGAATGGAAGCCAAAAAGCTCAGAACTTAAAAACTGGTGATTCTTTAGATTTTGATAGAGAAGAGGCTAGAAGTAGATATAATAAGTTAATAGACCAAGCTCCAGACATGCATAAGCTAGCAACTCAGGTAATGGTTGGTAGCACCTCATTTGAACAAGATCTTACAGAAAAATTAACAACAATGAAGTATGGAGATTTAGGCATTAGTGATGAAGTTGTTAATCAACTAGATCCTACTGATGATGGTCAAATATCTAGTAGCGATGCTTCAGTAATAGTAGACGGTATAATGCAAGACGAAAATATGTTAAGAGGTTATTTAACTGATTACTTTACTATATACGAAGAAAGAGAATTTAAAGCAAACATACCAACAGAATTAAAAGACCAAGCAAACGAAGATGAGTTTGCATAAAATTATTATTAACGGGTAACTAACGTAACAGTATGAAAAGATATCAATTAACAATTGATGGTGAAGTTATATTTAAAAATGTTTCACCACAAAAAGAAAAAGCATTTTTTGCTAAATACGGAAAATATAATCCGACTCTAGTTTCTCATGAGCCGGGAAAGTCGAAAGGGACGAGCCAGTCCCAAAACAATCAACAACAAAATACGGATTCCAGTTCGGAAGATGGTTCTGCGGAATCATTAGAGGGTAACGCTTTTACAAGGTTTATACAAAAATCTAAAAAAGGTTTACAAGACGGTACTTATTTAAACTGGGATAAAGACGAGAGCGCTTTACAAAACTTAGTAGATATATCTGGTGAGTTTAGTTATGCTATGTATGATATAATAGCTAATCGTTTACCTGACGCTATAAGTGGTGGTATAGGTGATCAAAGTAAAGTTAGTGACAAAAAAGATTTAGCTAAACGCGGTGCCGATGTTGATGAAGAGGTGATACAATCTATAGTAGATGATCACAATGAAAGAATAACAAAGCCACCGTCAGAGTCTATGAATAGGTTTATTAGCGAATATACTAGAGGCTCAGAGCAGTTTAAATCCAGAATGAAAAATTTAAATATCAACGCACCTGACTGGGCGGCTGATGCCTGGGGGTTTATACATGCTCAAGCAAAAGAGCCAGCTCAAGCAACTGAGCAATTAGTGAGATCTATGGGAGGGCAAGGTACTTATTTATTTGGAGATTTATTCAAAGAAGGCGATCCTTCTAATTTATTAGACACAGTAGCTTATGGTGGGGCTGCTGCTAAAATGGTAGCGCTTGGCCCAGGTAGTATTAGGAAAAAAATAATCAGCGTGCCAATGGCTTTTGTTGGTGGTTCTATATTTAGAATGAACCAGCAAATGGAGATGGCTAACACATTTACAGAGCTGTTAACTGAAGAACTAGCTAAAGAAGGAAAAGAGTTTAATTTAGATAACATACAAGACTTTTTATCTGATGATGAAAAGTTTGATGAGATTAGACATAAATCTTGGAAAAGAGGTACTACTATAGGTGGTATAGAAGCTTTAGGTATGGGGCTTAGTGGTAAAGTTTATAGCTCTATGAAAGGGGCTACAAGGCTAGCTAAGCTTAAAAGATTAGCTGCAACGGCTGGTACAGAAGCGGTTGTAGGCTCAACTGGTGAAGTGTTAGGTAGAGTAGCGGCAGATCAGGAAATGGACGTGTTAGATATCGGTTTTGAAGGAACGGCTGGCGCTGGCGGTGCTCCAATAAGTATAGCAACGCAAATGTACTTACATAAAAAACCTAAGTATGTAGTTAAAGATTTAGATGGCAACGAGCATCAAGTTTCTAAACAAGACATGATAAACTTTATAGAAAAGCAGTCGCCATCTGAAATGATAAAAGCTGATATTGATATTCAAAATGATCCAGAGGTTTCTAAAATATATAACGAAAAGTATCAAAGAGGAAATATAGACTCTCAATTAGACCCTACAATAGACGATGAAATCGATAGAAGTAGAGCGGTTGATTTAGAAATAAAAAAACAAGAGCTTGAAGGTAAAATACAAAATGAAAAATTAACAAGTAATAAAGCTATATTTGAACAAGAGTTAGACAAAGTTCAGTCTGAGCTAAATCAAATAACAGCTAATTACTTAGAAGTCGGCCAAGAACAAGGTGCTCAAACTAGAATAGATCAAAGAGCACAAGACGCTAAATCACAAAGAGAAAGAGTTTTTAAAACTAACTTAGAGTTTGCTAAAAAACACAGCGCTATATATGGACTTAAAGTAGATGATACATTAAGTAGGCAAGAGTTTCTTGAAAGGTTTGGTGAAGAGGCTGCTAATGCAGATGGGTTTATAGACAATGAAACAGATACAATATATGTAAACGTAGAAGTAGCGTCTGTAACTAGAGCTGTTAATGTAGGTAACCACGAGTTGTTACATGGTATATTAAGAAAAGCTATGAGAGATAACCCTGGCGCTTTTAATAATATAGAACAAAAACTAGAATCAGCTATAGGCGAGCAATTTGAAGTAGTAAAACAAAGAGCTAGAGAAAATTACACTGAACAAGAATTAATAGAAAGTCCAGATGAGTGGCTAACATTAACATCAGATGCTATAGCTAATGGTCAAATAACTTATAACGAAAGTTCTTTTCAAAATTTAATAGATATATTCCTACCTATCATTAGAAGATTTACTCCGTACAAACAAATAAATTTTGACAGCGGCCAAGCTATGTTTGAGTTTTTAAAAGAGTATAATAGAAGTATACATAAAGGAACTTTAAGTAGTGGTATAGTTAGAGAGACTGGAGGTAAAGTAAAAACTACTGGTAGAAAAATGTCTAAGTCTTTAGGCCAAACACCTTTAGAGGCTATAAACGATCTTGTGCCAGACGATATAAAAACTCAAGCAGATTTTTATAGACTTTTAGATGATGCTAGTGTTGAAAATAGAATTTTTGATGGTAAAAATTTAGCACCTGTTATAGAGCGTTACATTAGAAGCAAGGCTACCTCGCCTCAAGAGTCTGCCAAAATGGTTAATAGAGTAAAAGACAAGTTAATAAACTTTAATCCTGAAGCAACAAGAGCTGACGGCTCTGTAATAGGGCCTAAAGGTTTTGGCGAGTTTTTATTTGCCAATACTAGGTTTGCTAAGTTAGATGCTAAGAAAGCGCTGTTTAAAGAAGGTCAAAAAAGAAATGTAACTACATCTATAGATGATGATACTTCTTATACACAAATACAAGATGACACAGCTAAAAAAGCTTTTGATTTAAATCAAAACGAACAGGTAGATACCGGTGGTATTGTTATTAAAACACAAAGAAAATTTCCTAATAAAGTTAAGCAAGACTTAAAAAAGAACATACAAGACACTCAGTACGAAAGAGGGGTTGATCAAAAGCCCTATGAGCAGGTTAAAAAAGACTTTATGTCTTATGATAAAATAGGCACTGGTACTACTAGAAATCAAGTCGTACCAACTGGCGTTGTATACCCAGCATTTGAATCTATATCAGAAGGTGTTTATGGTGTTGATCCTAGAACAATAATAGCTCGTGGGCAAAACTTATCTTTGCAAGAGTCTAATGCCGCGCGTGCCCGTATAAAAGAAGACTTTGATAGCATAGGTGTTAAAGAATCTATATCAACAATATTTCCTTTGTTTCAATATAACACCGTGACAGGTAAGTCTGTAGGCATAAACAAATCTATACAAGACGCTTTCTACGATGCAGGCCCTGGTATAAGGGTACCTAACTTAAAAGGTAAAGCATTAAATTTAACTAAAATATCAGACAACGAAATAAAAGCTTTATTTGGAATAAACCCAGATAACACGCTAATGCCATATAAATCTAAGATGCCATGGGACGGCTTTATAAAAGGCTATATAACCCAAGCTTCCGCGGTTGCTATAAACCAAGAAGCGAGGCAAGTGGCTGGTAAGCCGCTAGCTAAAATAGGTATTAGTAAACCTAAAATGGTATTTAGTAAATCGTTGAACTCACTTAACAATATGTTCAATGTTAAAGATAATTTTTATATTGAGCAGTCTGGTAAAGATCAGGTTTTAAAATTTTATGGATTAGATAAAACTTATAAAATAAAAAATGAAACTGATATAGATGTTTTTATAGAAGAAGTTTTAAAGAAACATATATTTAAACTTGGTCCAAAAGAAATGTGGTTTGGCCCAGGTAAAGGAACGGCATTTACTAGCACCAGTAAAATATACGGATTAGGTTCTTTAAAAGATAAAAACGGCAAAAGCATAAAAGACGCTAACGGTAATAGTATACAAAATCCATTGTGGATAAAAATACAAGAAAAAATCCAAGCGTTAAAAGATGACAACACGGTAGTGTATGGTAAAGATATACCAGGCGTTGATTCAAAAGATATATGGACTCTAAGAAGCAAGTACAACACTTTGTTTAAAAACCCAAATCAAATAAGAAATAACAAAGCAGATATAGTAGACTTTAATAGAAAAGTAAAGCTTATACATGAAGCACTTTGGGATAGAATAAATACTTCAATAAGAAAAGATAAGCAAAGTGCTAGAGCTATAGCAACGTACTTAGGCATGGTTGCTAATGACAGAACACATTGGCATAAGCTTGGCGCTCAAGTGGTAGGCTTTTCTACAAAAATAAATAAATACAAAAATAAAAAAGGCGAAGTTCAAAATGCTAGATATGAACTAGAACACGCTATGCCTTCTACTAACGCTTACTTATATTTATTAGACGCCGCGCTTGACGACAGCGTAAATTTTAACGCTACTTACGATTTAATTATAGATAACTATAAACTTATAGCTCTAGACAAAGCTCAAGATACTAAGTTAACTGGTTCTATAACAGAGTCTGGTTATAGCTTGCAGAAGCGTATGCCTGATAACTGGAGTGTTGTTGATGGCAAATTTTACCAAAGATATTTTAACGATATAGTAGCTAAGATAGATGGCGGTATAGATCCAGCTTCTATAGAAATGTTAGACGGTAGCACTATGGCCGAGACTTATAAAATAAGAGTTGATGGCACACCTAGTAATAGATCTTATAGTAAATCAACTTTAGATTATTCTAATAACAATAGAGAAGCTATACTAAATAGAATAAAGCATAGTAAGTCTGGTTATGAAAGAGGTATGTCTACGTTTGACTTTGACGATACACTTGGTTTTACTAAGTCAGGCGTTAGAGCCACAGTACCTAATTTAGATGATTTACCCAAGCCAAGTCGTAAAGTTATATTCTTAGCTGGTGGTGCTGGTAGTGGTAAAGGTAATGTGATAAGACAGCTTGGCTTAGAAAAACAGGGATTTAAAATAGTAAACTCAGATATATCATTAGAGTGGTTAAAGAAAAACTCAGGCCTACCTGCTGATATGCGAGACCTAACTAAAGAACAAAGAAGTACGTTAGGTAAATTAGGCGCTGAGTCTAGAAAAATAGCTAGACGTAAAATGATGAAGTACCAAGGTAGCGCTAACGGTGTGGTTGTTGACGGCACTGGTGGTAGCGTAAAATCAATGACAAAGCTTGTAGATGAGTTTAAATCTAAAGGATATGATGTTAGTATGTTATTTGTAGATACTTCGTTAGACGTAGCCTTAGAGCGTAATAGAGCTAGAAAAGAAAGATCATTGTTAGATAGTATAGTAAAACGTAATCACGAAGCTGTACAAAACAATAAGTCTGCATTTAAAGAAATGTTTGGCAAAAGATTTATGGAGGTTAATACAGATAAGTTAACTCAACAAGATCCTATGCCAAACAAACTAATAAAACAAATGGACGACTTTGTTTATAGTTATGAAAAGCTTAGGCTAGACGCAGAAGAGTTTGCTACGCAAGGAGATGATATACTTAACAGAGGTGGTACGTTTGACTTTTCAGAATTTAACGACGTTGTTGATGGTACGCCTGGTCCTTTATTAGACAAAGCTAAACAACGTGCGGCTAAATTTGGAACTAAAGATATGTTTGTTTTAACTGCTAGACCTCAAGCTTCTGCCAAAGCTATACATGAATTTTTAAAATCGCAAGGACTAAATATACCTATAGAAAATATAACTGGCTTAGCTGATAGTACTGGTAACGCTAAGGCGCAATGGATGTTAGGTAAGTTTGCAGAGGGTTATAATAACATGTACTTTGTAGATGATGCTTTACAAAATGTTGAAGCTGTAAAAAAAGTACTAGACCAGTTAGATATTAAGTCAGACGTAGTTCAAGCTAAAAGAAAGTTTAGTAAGACAGCTAGCGAAAACTTTAATACTATATTAGAAGAGTCTCAAAATGTTAACAGGCAAAGAACGTACTCATATGCTGAAGCTAAAAGATCTGGCGCAAACAAGGGTTGGTTTAGAATATTTGTTCCACCATCAGCTGAAGATTTTAAAGGTTTATTATATAGATTTTTAGGTAAAGGTAGGCAGGGTGAAATGCATATGAAGTATTTTAAAATAAAATTACTAGACCCATTTGCTAAAGGTATAAGATCTTGGAATATATATAAACAAGAAATGGTTAACGAATATAACCAATTAAAAAAAGATCACAAAGATGTTGTTGATATACTTTATGAAAACTTAGGAGACACAGGTTTTACTACTGACGCTGCGATAAGATTATACTTGTGGGATAAGGCTGGCTTTGATATACCAGGTATAGATAATACAACCAAACAAAGGTTAATAAACTTTGTTAAAGAAAATCCAGACGTTAGACAATTCGCTGATAACTTAGGCGCTATAACAAAAACAAAAGAAGGTTACGTTGCGCCTAGCGAAAATTGGTCTTTAGGCACTATAGCTAATGACTTAAACGATGTTGTTAACAAGGTTGGTAGAAAGCAATTTTTATCAGAGTACTTAGCTAATGTTGAGGCCATGTTTACTCCAGACAATATGAATAAAATAGAAGCTCTATACGGAACTAGCTTTAGAGAAGCTCTAGAAAACATATTATACCGTATGGAAAATGGTGGTAATAGAAGAATGAGTACTGATAGAAATGTTAACAGAATGTACAATTGGATAAACGGTTCTATCGGTGCAATAATGTTTATAAATATTAGATCAGCGGTACTACAGACACTATCAACTGTTAATTTTATAAACTGGAATGATAATAATGTTTTTAAAGCAGCGGCCGCATTTGCTAATCAACCTCAATTTTGGGCTGACTTTGCAATGATATTTAATTCCGCGCAATTAAAACAAAGAAGAGCTGGCATACAAATAGATGTGTCAGCATCGGAATTATCAAGAGCGTTTGCTGATGGTAGAGGTACGCCACAATCAGTTATAAACTGGTTACTAGAAAAAGGTTTTACGCCCACGCAAATAGCAGATAGTTTTGCTATATCATTTGGTGGCGCTACTCTTTTTAGAAATAGATTTAATACTTACAAAAAGCAAGGGTTTACAGATACTCAAGCTCAAGAAAAAGCTATGGTAGATTTTCAAGAGATAGCTGAAGAAACTCAACAGTCATCAAGAGAAGATTTAATATCACAGCAGCAAGCTGGCCCTATGGGTAGGTTAATACTAGCTTTTCAAAACGTTACAATGCAGTATACTCGTTTAACGAAAAAAGCTTTGGCTGATTTGTATTATGGTAGAGGTGATTTTAAAACCAACATATCTAAAATAGTTTATTATGGCGTTGCTCAAAATATAATATTCGCATCACTTCAGTCAGCGCTAGCATTTATACTTTGGGGTAATGATGAAGAAGAAATAAAAGACAGAACAACAAGAACTTTAAATAGTGCGCTAGACTCTTTTCTTCGTGGTACTGGTATATATGGAGCTATAATATCAACGGTAAAAAATACTATACTACAACATAAAAGACAAAAAGAAAAAAAGTGGGGAAGGGAAGATGGTAGAACTATATTAGAAATGGTTAACTTATCTCCACCTATAGGTAGTAAGCTTAGAAAAATATACAACGCTATAAAAACAGAGCAGTACAATAAAGGCGTAAGTGAAGAACTTGGTCTTCGTATAGAAAATCCTAACCTACACAAATGGGCCAGTGTAATAGAAGCGTTAACTAATATACCAACTGAAAGAGTTGTTAGAAAAGCAAACAATATAGAAGAAGCTTTAACAAGTAATCATTTACTATGGCAAAGAATATTGCTAGCTATGGGTTGGAGTACTTGGAGTTTAGGTATAAAAGATGAGGAGCTTACTAAAGCTAGAGGTGATGCTAAAGAAACTAAAAAAAGAGAAAAAAATAAAGGTAAAGTTAGGTGTAAAGCTATTAAAAAAAGTGGTGGTAGATGTAAGAACACTACTAAGAATAAAAGTGGTAGGTGTTATGCTCACCAATAAATGTGTAATAATAATAGTATAACAAAACAAAATAAATATGATTAATTGGATTAATTCCTGGAAAGCAGGTAACAAGAAAGAAATATATGAATTAACATTTAGATTAGGAACGTGGACTATGTTTGAATTAATGTTTTGCCCTTGTGCAAAGTGCGATAACAAAGGAACATGTCCTAGATTTAGATTTATGATTTTAAACTTTGGATTTGAAATATAAAAATGAAATGGATAGGTCAGCATATATGGGATTTTATATCTCGATTCCGAAATGATGTATACTTAGAAGATCTTACTGAGTCAGCTCAAGACCACGTTGTCGGTATTGATACCAACGGCAAGCTATACAAACAAGATGTTTCTACTGGTGACATAACTAGTGTTACAGCAGGAGATGCTTTGACTGGAGGCGGAACAAGTGGAGCGGTTACTATAAACCACGAAGATACATCATCTCAAGCTAGTGTTGATAACAGTGGTTCAACATTTATACAAGATGTAACGCTAGACACATATGGTCACGTTACTGGACTAACTTCAGTAGCCGTACCAACTTTAAATCAAAACACAACAGGGCAAGCTGGTACTGTCGCTACTATAACTGGGTTAGCTCCTGATACAGCTACAACGCAGGCAACACAACCAAATATAACTACCATGACTGGTTTTTTAGGTGGTACTGCAAACGCTTTAATAACAGATGATGGTGATGGAACCGTAACATCAGAATCATCGCTTATTTATACTACTAGTTTTGGAACAGCATTAACTATGTCTAGTGTGCTACCAGTGATTAATATAAATAATACTAATAATGATAGTGGAGGTGGTGCTTTACGTCTTCAAAATCTTAGAGGTTCAGGTGGTCATAATCCTCTTAGTATTAATGATAAACTAGGAACTATTCAATTTAGTGGAGGCGATTCACTTGGAACCTTTACTAACTACGCTATGATTTATGGTGACGTTAGAAGCTCTACTAATACAGACGAAGCTGGTCGTTTATATTTACAAGTAGCTACTAGTGACGGAACAACCACTGCTTTACAAAACGGTTTACTTTTAACTGGAGATCCTACTGGCAATAAAATAGATGTAGACTTAGGAAATGGAGGAACATCCACTACAACAATAGCTGGAACATTAACAATGGGGACCACAGCGGCAATGACTAATGCTGGTTTATTATCTGTTGCAGCACAAACAAATATAACATCGCTAGGAACTTTAACTAACTTACAAGTTGATGACGTTAATATAAATAGTAATATTATAGGAAATGTAGGAGGAGATCTGTCTGTATTATCAAGTGGAGATTTATTTTTAAGTGGCGCTACAAACGTTGTAGTTCAAGCGGGAAGGCTAGATATATCTGGTACTAGCGCTTCAGCTGGGCATGTAAATTTATACGAAGACACAGATAATGGAACGAACGCTATAAAGCTTATAGGGCCAACATCTTGTAGCGATCAAACAATAACACTACCTGATGCTACTGGAACTGTAGCTTTAACTGATACAGCTAGATCATTTATTAATTTAAGACAAGATGATTTATATATTCAGTTTATGTCACAACAAAATAGATGGTACGGGACAAGAGCTGGTACAAGTATAGGTACAGGTAGCACATTAGATGGTGTTGGTATTAATAATAGAGTTGCTATACTTAATTCAGGATTCACGGCTACAAGAAACTGTACGCTACACAGAGTTCAAATAACATTTTACCCAAGTCAAACACATGATCTTGAATTTGAAATACTTAAAATACCTTTTGTTAATGATTCTACTTCCCTTATTACCGCAGCTAAAATGACACATACGGATTGTGATGGTAGTTATACAGCAAATAGAAATTACACTAAAACGTTTACAATAACAGGTGGTAATACATTAACAGCTGGACAAGGTATTATTTTTGCTTTAAGAAGAACAACAGCGGGTAGTACTCCTTTTATTAATGGTATGTTAATAGGGGAAATAGAAATGACTTAAAATAATTAATTATGGCATTAGCAGATAAAAAATATACAGAATTATATGGGTCAAGTAAAAAAACAGCTATAGAGGCTGTTCATGCAGAAGGCTTGCTATCGCATATGGCGGATAATCCAGAAGATGATCCTTTTTTATCATCTGTTTTAAAAGAAATAAAAGACTTACAAGAAGAGTTAGATAGTCTTAGAACAGAGATAGCTACTAATAAAGCTAAAAAGCCTATAGCAACTGGAGCTAATACAGTAGTATCATTTGGTGATATGGTTATAAGGCCAAAAGCTTCAAATATAGTAATGACTGTTACTTACACTGATCCTTCTAACGGCAAAGTAACAACAAGAACAGCAAAACTAACATTAACGTAATGGCAATATATAAAAACATAACTAGCGCTACAACAGAAGATCTTATTAAAAAAAATGCTGTTAAAGGTAATGTTAATTGCATAAACCTAACTAACTTTGGAGCTCAACCAGCTACCGTAAGTTTATTTACTGAAGACGCCGTTGCCGCTGAGACTACAAATATTGGCAATAACAAGTTTTTCTATATAAATACAATTATACCAAGCAACACAACTTTACAGTTAGATAAGAATCTTTCTTTTGACTCTAGAATTTATAACTTAAGGATAACAATAGTGGGGACTGCCCCTAAAATATCAGTATTAATAACATAATATGAAACTAAATAAAGAAATAATAGAAAAGGCCGTAAAAGAAAAAGGCTATAAATGGTTTGAAACAGGTGACTATAATATTAACATAGTCGGTGTAAGAAACTCAGACACTGGAAATGAAGTAACAAATAAGTTTGATGATAAAATAACATTATCCTTCAAGTGCGATGGTCAATGGGAGTTTTATTGTTATGATTGCACTACAGACCCCGGCAGATATTGGGTGGAGAATATAATGAGAAAGGAAGGTGTGGCAGTCTTAAAGGAAGGGCAATATCCCGGTTCTCATAAAATTAGATTACACCAAGGTAGATACGAAGCGTTAGGGCAAAATGGTCCTGTTACAGTGTATAGAGATGCTAATAAAGATGATAAGTTTGATCTAAGTAATGACAATACACAAACGGGTTTGTACGGAATCAATATACATCGAGCTACTAAATGGGGTGGTAAAAAATCTAAGCAAGTAGATAAGTGGTCAGCTGGGTGTCAAGTAATAGCGGCTAATGATGATTGGCATGAATTTATGGATATATGTAGAGTCGCTAAAGATAAGTGGGGTAATAGCTTTACTTATACGTTATTAGATAGTAAAGATTTAAAATTATAATTATGGCATTTAAAATGAAGGGTACTGGGGCTGGTCATGGCACAGGTTCTGGGCCAAGTCCAAATAAGCTAGACCCTGTTAAAAAACAGGCACTTAAAACTGGCGCTAAGTTAGTAGGTAAAAGATTACTTGGTGCTGCGTTGGGTCCTATTGGTTGGGCATGGACCGCTATGGACATTGCTAAAGCTGGTTACGATTATCACAAAAAAAATCAAGAAAAAAAGAACAAACAACAGCCTACTAAAACTGTAGATGAAAACGTAGAAAAAAATACTAACGTAGTAGATCAGCCCTCGATAGAAAGAGGTACAACTATAGGTGCTGTAGAAGCACAAACAGCGGGGCCTTCACAAGAAGTACAAACAACTAAACCTTCGCAAGAAACAAAAACAGCGCCTACTGAAAATGTTAAAAAGAAAAGCACTGTTAGTAAACCAAAAACTAGTACTAAAAGTTCTAGTGGTAAGCTTACTTACGCTCAAGCTAAAAAGAACGATCCTAATTTATCTAAATATATAGCTGAAAGAAAAAAATATAAAAAAGGATCGCCTGAATATAAAGTTGTACAAAACAAAATTAACGCAGCATACAGAGTTAAAAAAAGACACTAATGAAAAAATTATTATTATTATTTCTGTTAGTTTGTACTGTAAGTACAGCACAGACAAAAGACTTCTTTAAATATTCTACTTTCTATACATCGATGTCTATGAATACGTCATTTGTTGAAAGAGAAGATTATAGAGCTGTAAATAAAGGTTATGAAGACATAACTAAAATTAATGCGTACGATTATAATTTAACGTTAGGTGTGCGCAAAATAGCAAGATTTAATTATGAAACAAAAAGACAGACATGGTATACAGGTACTGAAAGAAACACTGCAGATAACGTCACTATTGGCAATGCTAATGGCTGGGAGTATTTGTTTAATTATTCTTTTATACGTAGTCGTGGTGAAAAGTTTACTGAGCAAAATTTTTGGTTACGTTACCTCGGTGATTGGTTCGTTGCTAAAGCGCAGTATACAGACAATGAAAGGGTAAACTTAAAATATTCATCGTTAGATTATAGAATAAGATTTAATAAAGGTAACTGGGATTTTACTATTGGAACAATATTTAGAGTGCACCCAGTATATGGAGTAAATCCTATAGAAGATTTTTGGGTGCCAGGCGAAAGTACATTTCAAGATTTAGCAGAAGACTTTGGTTACGTACCTCAACCTTGGAATCAAGGTTTTTATATAGATCAAAACTGGTACGACGTTAGTGGTGGAGACTCGGTATTAGTAGCTACCTCTAATAATGAGTTCTTCAACCACTACTTCGGTGACGCAGTCGCGAGATACAATGAACGTGAACTTGATAAATTAGGTTTACAAAAAGAATTAAGTGCCGTACTAGGAGTTGCTTATTATAAGTATACACCTAAATTTTGGCTACACACGTGGTATAATTTTTTACCATATCACTATGGGCTAGATGATTACTCGTATAAATATGAAGACAGCATGGCAGAGTGGGACGCTGGTATTATATTTGGAACTAAGATAACTAAAAGCTTAGGTTTATTTGTAGAAGGTATACACATGAGATATTGGGGTAAAGAAATATACGAAGTAAAATTTGGGTTTAACTATTTAATATTTTAAGATATGACATTTAAATTAAAAAAACTAAAAGACACTAAGCTTGGTAAGTTTTTTGGCGTAGGCCAAGGAGAAAAAAGAAAAGCTAATAGAGAGCGAAAAAGAGACACTCATAATAGACACGCTAGAAAGACAGAAGGAAGCAGACTTACACAATCGCTTAGAAGAAAATTTAATAAAAAATAAAATTATGAAGAAATATATTATAATACTATTTGCGTTTATTAGCTCGTTCGCTAGTGCGCAAGAACTGGACTTTCAACAATTATGCATTGAGTGTGCAGAGCAAAACGGTTTTTATTGCGGAGATGATCCAGCAAACTGGACACAGTATTCCCCTAACGGATGTGTGCCTAATGGTCCAGATTTGTTTTATTTAAATGATGGTTGGTCAGATTGCGTTGACGGTGCTGATGAAGCAGAAGCCGAACCAACAACCATAGAAAGCTGTGGACCAATTGGGCCACCACCATGTGATACTGTTTATGTAACAGAGTTTGAAACTATTTATGAAACAATATATGACACTATAACTAACACAGAGTATGTATATGAAATTATAGTTGATACAGTAGAAGTAGAAGTATTTTTACCTGAATATATTTATATCACTGATACAGTAACAGTATATGAAGATATATTAGATACTTTATTTGTTGATGTTATTGAATACGTAGATGTATTAGTATATGATACTATTGTAGAAATAGAGTATGTAGAGTTTATAGAGTATATTACAGAGTATGTAGACTGCGATACTGGGCTACCTTGTAGTTCTAATATAGATGAGCTTATAAATAAATCTAAGCAAAATAGTGTAATATATAATATTAACGGGCAGGCAATAAAAGAGCAAGAAGGATTATATATTGAAGACGGTAAAATAAAACTTAAAATAAAATAATTATGTCAAAAGATAAAAGATACAGAGGTAAAACAACTCCTGGTTTAAAAATGTGTATGGATAATATCAAAGGTGCTAGTTACAAAAAAGAAACTGCTACAGTTGATGACAAGCCGCCACACTTAAAAAGGTATGATGTTAAAACTAACAAAGCTAGGTAATGTCAAAAGAACTTTCAGAAGAAAGCAAGTTTCAAATAAGTGTTAAAACATTAATCAGTATAGTAGTAGCTGTTGCCACTATTATATCTGCTTATTTTGGTTTAATGGCTAGTATTAATTCTAAGTTTGCAGAACTAGAAGGTAAAGTAGAAAAAGCTTTAGAGTTACCTAAACCAGGAACTGGCACTTATACAATAGACATGGGTGATCCAGCGGCTAGCAATACATGGCCGCCAACTCGTATGGAGTTTAATATGAAAGATCAAATGGCTCGTAATAAAATTGATGCAGTAATAAAGGAAGTAGATGAAATGAAAGACGAAATAAAACTTTTAAGAAAATGACATTAGATATATCTAACTTTATTTATGTATTCGTAATGCTGTTTATGTTTTGCATCGGTACATGTTCTGCTCAAGAGTTTGCTGACAATAGTAATTTTAAAAACAAAATAGCAAAAGATGTTGTTGCTGTAGAATTTTGGGCTGACTGGAACAAAATGAATCAGTTTAATGAATTAAATAAATTAAAAGGATGTAATGTATATCGCGTGGATATTATGTCATCTATGGACATACAAACAGATTATAATATTACAGCTGTACCAACAGTTATTATATTTGATAATGGTGTTGAGAAAGCTCGCTTCAATCCTAACGTAATGTTTAAATTAGAAGCAGATAAAAAAACAGTACAACACGTTGTTGATACTATAACACTAAATAAATTTCAATAATTATGGCGTTTAAATTAAAACATACCGGTAGAGCATTTCCTTTTAAAACACATAAAATGTATAAAGGAAATAAGACTGTTGTAGCTAATACTAAAAAAGAACACGAAGATCTTTCTGACAAAGGTTATGGCCACACGCCTCCACCTACTAAGCTAACAGACTTAAACAATGATGGTGAGGTAACTAAAGCAGATCACCTTATAAAGTTAGGTAAGATAAACACAGATGGTAGTAAGACTTCTACTTATAAAAAAACTTTAAAGCCCTGTCAAAAGGCTGCGGCTAAAAAAAAGTTTGATGTATATCCTAGTGCATATGCTAACATGTGGGCTGCTAATCATAAATGTTAAGTAGTGCCTTACAAACAAAAAAGAAATCCAATACCTTTGACTGGATGCGGTAGACGTAGACCAGAAGAAATGACTAACCCTTTTAGAAAGGCTACTAGAAAGGTTTGTTTGCCTTACAATAAGATTAAAAGTATGAGTAATGATGAAAAGAAAAAGGTAATTAACGCTAAAAAATCTGCAGCTAATAAAGGTAAGCAAGTTAGAGATAGTAAAAGTTGGATTAGAGATGGTAGTACTAGAAGTGATGGTTTAAAAGACTGGGTTAATCAAGACTGGAGACAAGTTGCTAATCCAGGTAAAAAATGCGGAGAAAAATGAGTTACGATAATAGAAATGTAGACCCTTTAAAAATAACAGAGAAAGCTTATGAAAGACAAAATCGTAAGATGAGGTCTAAGCATAAGTCTGAAACCGGTAGAACTTTAGGTAATAGACATTTAACTGGAACTAGCCCGCGTAGAGTTAACTTTGCTTGTAGGTTTGCTGGTATGAAAGGTTCTATGAAAGATAAAAACGGTGAACCAACTAGATATGCTATGGCTTTAAAAAAGTGGGGATTTGGAAGTAGAGAAGCTGCTAGAAATTTTTGTAATAAAAACAAAAGTAAAAAATAATGGCTATATACGGTTCGTTCTCATCACCGCAAAAGAAAACAATGGGCGAGTTTAAACACTCAGACGCACCTGATGCTAAAGGTAAGTTTAAAACGTTATCAGCTTCAGCGTTAGCCTCGTGGCTTATTAAAACTAGAAAAGGAAACTTGTCTAAAATAATAAGTAGTTTAAACCAACAGTACGTTTTTAACAGAGGTAAAAATCCTAGCTATGCTCGTAAAATGAAAACAGTTATGAACATAGTTAGAAAACGTTTAGGTAAAAAAGATAAATAAAAAAAAAGGGGCCGAAGCCCCTTTTTATTTTAGCTATTCTTTATAGCTTGAATTGTTGTTCTCACATTTTGAGCAGCTTCTTTAATTGTCTGCATACTCTTTCTAGCCCTAGTTCCGGCTGATTTATTTCCACCCATAAACTTTTCTATTTCTTCGTGAGCACTGTGCATTTCATCTTGCATGGCATCTAGTAATTCATTTAAATCCATATTATAAAATTTTATTTAATTAAACAACTTCACAGTTACCACCAGCGCAAGCAAGCTCACCTGATAGATCTGTGTTATCATCTGTCTCTGTTACTTTCGTTAAATCGACATCAGATAATACTTTAGACATTTTATTGTATTCAGCTTCGTCAATGTCTTCAAACGGAGCTTGTGTATATGTACCACCGTCGTATGGTAATACTGATAACCCATTGTAATAATCTCTATTACTCCACATCCACTCACCTGCTTTTTTCCACTCATCTTCTTTCAAAGATATTGTAGCTGATACATTGTGAGTATTACTACCACGTCTGTGACCAGGCTTAATCCACTCTTGAGCTACACGTTTAACTCTTTCAAGAGTATCAAACGGTGATTCAGTTCTAAGTATTGATTTAGCTGGAGCTTTTTGTGGTACAGATATTACCGCTGTATCGTGCGGTCTGAAGTATTCATCTTCAATTAATTCTGGATGTGACTTAGATAAATATTTATATATAGCCTCGTTTTTTCCTACGCGCATCCTACGTACATAATAATCATTATGCCACGCATGAATACCCGAAGACGTTCCGAGGACCAGAGATGTCGTCCCTGCAGGTTTTACGGTTGTACATCTGGCTGAAGATTTAATCCCTAAGATCTTTGCTGCTCTTGCATTTTCTTTTGTTACGATATTTGCAGCTTCCTTCATATCCATTTGGAGCACAGCGGCACTCCCTATCCCTGTCATTGACACACCTATAAGAGCGTCTTTCTCTGTTGTCTCTTTCCATATTTCTCTAAGATAATGGAAGTCGGTATATGCGGCTTGCAATGTTCCAATAAACGCTGCTGCCTTGACTCTGTTATTAAAATCAGCTTGATCTTCTATATCAGAGACGTTTACTTCGCATAGATTACAGAACTGAAAAGGCCTTAGTGCTATCTCACAACAAGGATTAGTTCCCCAGTCCTTATCATTGTTAAGATATATACCAGGCTCACCAGCTCCTGATAACTCAACCCTTTTCCATAAGTCCATAAAGAACTCTTTAGTTACTTTATGCCTCATTAAAACAGCTGAGTTATTAGCTCTACCTCTTTGTGGGTTAGTTTCCCACCAATGTCCTGATTTACAACCTATCATTTCGTTATCGCTAGCAGTAAACAAACTAATTAAAGCAGCTCGTCTAATACCACCAGCTAATACAGCATCAGCTATATGACATATGATATCGTGTACTTCAAGAGAAGTTAAAGCGTCACCGTCTTCTTTTGATTGAAGTATACCTTCAACCTTGATTAAACATTCTTTTAATGGCTGTGGACCAGGTGCTTTACCACCTGATGTCACTAGCCTAGCACCCTTTGGTCTGATACAAGTATAATCAAAGTTTATCTTAGAAGCTTTTTTACCACCAAGGTAAGACTTAATTAATACTTTAACAGCATCAGACCAACCTTCAATTGAATCACCTATAACAAACCTTTTAGACCTTTTCATATAAGGTTTAGTTATCACAGGCAAGTCTTTGATGTGATGCTGTTGAACCGAATAACCGACTCCACATCCTGAAAGTAATAGAAACATTATCTCGTTAAAAGCTTCAATATCATCTACAGGTAAGTATGAACAGTTATACAACCTATTAGGACTTACTTGTATTGGTTTACCAGCAAATTGTAAACTACGCATTGATGGTAAAATCTTTTTATCAAA